GCTTTGGCTTCGGACTTCTCGGCAACCGCAACGGGCTTAATCATCGATTTGGCAACTGGAACCCTATCGGTCCAGGCCAATCTTCAAGCGTCCGGAACGGCTTTTGAGCCTGCTCTGGGAGCCTTGCAGGGGCTATTCTCTGCAACGGCCCACGGTACGGTTATTGACATTGGTTACGGAACCTTGTCGGCAACGTTCAGCGCTCAAGGAACTGGCGTTGTTCGTTTTGCCAAGAAGCCAGCATTTGTGTACGGCTCAACGGTTTACCCAATCGTGTACGGTTCGGTTCTTACATCGACCATCTATGCAACGGTAGAATACCCAACACTGTACGGCTCCGTACTTTTAGAACCTTCTAGTTAGGACCAATTATGTCAATGATTCCAATCAGCCCCATCGACATCTACGAGGGCAACAACGTAACCTTCTACACCTCTTCTTCGCCAAAGGTCGGGGCAACACCTGGACCATTCCTCACAACATCTGGCGAACCAGTTGACCCTGACATTGTGGAATTTTCTTACGTCGTGCAAGGCATGGAGCCAAATGTGTTTACGTACACCCAAGGCTCAGGCGACCCAACCAACACAATCATTCGTGTTTCAGAAGGTGAGTACCAAGCAACGCTTCCAACCACTGCTCAAGTAGGGCGATGGATTTGGCGATGGGCCGGGTACCCAACACCAGGCGACACATCAAACACTTACGCTGCTGCCGTTGAAGGCGTAATCAATGTTCTAGGAAATGACGTAGATTCTTCGTATTAACCCTGATAGGCTTCCCTTAATCCATCAGGGGGTCGGGCCTTGCCAAACATCCACGTTGTTATTCCAGATACACAAGCCAAGCCAGGCGCTCCCACTGAGCATCTGCGATGGATTGGACAATACATCGTTGACCAGTTTCACGATGAACCAATCAAAATCATTCACTTAGGCGACCACGCCGACATGCCATCGTTGTCGATGTATGACAAGGGCAAGAAGTCAATGGAAAACCGTCGCTACAAACTTGACATTAAAGCGGCGAATGATGCGTGGGAAATTCTTAATGCTCCATTTGTTGCGTTCAATGCAAACCGTCGCAAGACACGACATGCTAAATGGAATCCTGAGCGACACATCTTGCTTGGCAACCATGAGAATCGCATTGACCGTGCAGTCGAATCAGACGCACAACTTGAAGGGGTCATCTCAACAGACGACCTCATCTACGCCAAGACCGGATGGAAAGTTCACTCTTACCTAAGTCCCGTATTCCTTGATGGCGTGGGGTATTCGCACTTCTGGTACAACCCGATGAATGGGCGACCACTTGGCGGCACTGCTGAAGGAAGACTTAAAACGTTGGGTCACTCATTTACAATGGGACACCAGCAGACATACCTCACTGCAATCCGTTACGTCAACGACCAACAACAACGTGGACTCATCGCTGGTGCGTGTTACTTGCATGACGAAGACTACAAGGGTCCGCAAGGCAATCATCACTGGCGTGGAATCTTAATCAAGCATCAAGTCAACAACGGTGCATACGACCTGATGGAAGTGTCTTTAGATTATCTTTGCCGTCGTTATGAAGGCATGTCTCTTGATAAATTTATTGCTAAGAAGTACCCGACATTACGCTTGACGTAGTGATAAAATAGCGTCCTATGTTCACACCACTTGATGACTATGTAGCAGTACTGCCAATTGAGCCAGAGAAGGAAACTTCGTTTGGACTTATTATTCCTGAGGTGGCACAGTCTGCTCCTCCTATTGGAACTGTCATTGCAGTTGGCCCAGGAAGGCTATCCAACGACGGTTCCTTGATACCACTTTTGGTATCAGAAGGAGACACGATTCTTTATCGTGAGAACCCTCACTACTTACGCTTCACCATCGAAGGTCACAACTGTTTGCTCATGCGTGCTGGCGACTTAATCGCTAAGTTGTAGACATGACACTTCAGTATGTTTGCGACCAATGCGGAACCGTCGTGGTTTTGCATCACGGTGAGATGAGCCGTATTCCATTTGGCAAAATGCCACAAAAGATTCTTGACGCTTCTAATCACAAATGCCCAAAACGAAAGGCAACAAAATGAACAACATGGATAGAAACATTTGCCGTACCGCAGTACCTGCAATCATTGGCGCAATCGTGGCGTGGGTCACAAAGGAATGGGCAACCCTTCCATCTGCTGACTTGATGTACTTAACACCGTTGGCAACCACGGCGTACTACACAGCCATCAGGTTTGCTGAAGAGAAGTGGCCTAAGGCTTCTTGGCTTCTTGGCTGTCTCCCAGTTAAGGCTGCACCGACAGAGATTCAGGCAACCGGGGTAGTTACACCACCGAAGCCATAGTGTCGTTGCTTGAACAAAGCACAACCAAAACACCAGTTCCGGGAGACATTGTCTTTGCCCATTCATTTGGTTGGATGGCAAAATGCATAAGGTTTGCTGAGTTCCTTCGTTGGCGTAGTGGTAGTTATTGGAACCACGTTTGCGTTGTTTCACGAGTTGACCAAGACGGAACGGCTTACGTTATTCAGGCCCAACTTAAAGGCGTTGCAGAAGCACGTCTTGATTCAGTGGGGCAGTACATTCTTGTTGAGCCACCGTACCGGGTAAACCGAAACAAGGTTCTTGCTTTCAGCAAGATGCAAGTTGGCAAGAAGTACGGCATTCTTTCAATCATCAGCGTGGTGTTTGACATAATTTCACCTGACTGGTTCTGGTCAATGCGTGCGCCAAATACTTGGATTTGCAGCGCTGTAACCGCAGAGGCTCTTAGGTACGCCGGATGGCTTGCCGATTGGAGCGACGTGTATTGCGTTACCCCTTCACAATTGTTTGCTGCCCTGGTAGACTAACCAGGCGGTCAACCGCTTTCATTGTTACTTACCTCAGGAACAATCAAGATTTGCCCTGCTGGATTAAAACCCCGGCAGGGCATTTCTTATGATAGGCTGTCCTATGTTAGGACTTACACCTGAGGAGGAAACATGCATTGGGGAAATTGCAGTAGATGTTTTGAGTATGAAGTAGGCGAGCGACTGAACCCGTGGGAGTTCGCATGTAACCGTTGCATCAAAGACGAAGAGTGGATTCAAGGAATCGCAGCACTTGTTAGAGAATACGAGGAACCAAATGGAACAGACCGTGCCTAACTATGACGGCTATGTCGCAAACCAAGAAGTAAAGATTCGTGGTGAGCGTGGCAACTTTAAGATTCGTTCTTTCCGTGTTGACGAAGAAAACAAATGTCTATGGGTTACAGTGATTGGTGGAACGTCAGGACACTCTGCGTTTCGTCACTTCGACTATGACCGATTGATTCGACCAAAAAAGAAGAGAGGAGGAAACAAATGAAGTTAACTGACAAACTGACCGAACTTGGGTATGTCTATGACGAGGGATTGTGGATTTCAAACGCAAGTGCGAGCATCACTATCTACGTCACGGAAATCGAAGACGGGGTGCAGATTGCAAGAATGCCTGAGGATACGGAGTCACCGGCTCTTATTGTTAGGTTCAACCGTTATGACTCAAGTGTATTTGTATTGCTAGAAAGTTGGGCCGCACATGCCTAGCAACTTGCAACTACTAATAGATACCAAACTTGGCTTTCCAGTTGACAAATGGATAGCCGATGCAATGCAGCAAAAAATGTCATACCGTCAAATGGTGGATGCACTGTACGACGAGACTGGCGTGAAAGTAAGTAAGAGTTCATTGCACTTGTGGTGGACCAAATAACCCTGAGGAGGGACAATGGCAAGACAGATAGATAAAGAATTGACAGACATGATTGATGAGTTCAATGCAAACATGGCTGAGAAATTTGACAAAATAGAAGCGACGCTGGAGAAATTGAAAGCGGCGATTCGAGGGGAAAAGGTGGAAGACTAATGGCCGGACGTTTTAACTTAGACGATTACGTTGATGTTGCAGAACGCATTGACCAGTTCTATGAGAAGTATTCAGAAGGACGGTTGATTACGGAACTGGTGAACGTTGCCAACTGGCAGGGGAAACAGTCACAGTTCATAGTGAAGTCGTATGCGTTTGATGGGCAGAACCTTTTGTCAACTGGACTTGCTGAAGAATCATTTGGCAACTCTGGACCAAACCAAACATCGGCTTTGGAAAACGCAGAGACATCCAGTCTTGGGCGTTGCTTGGCAAACCTTAACTTCTCTACTACTCGTTCAGGCAACCGCCAACGTGCGAGCAAACAAGA